CGCTTCAGCTAGTGGATTTTTTGCCGCCCTTCGGATCTTTTGATGACGGGTGCATACGACGTTATTTAGAAAACCTTAGAAAGTTTGAAGAAGAAGACATTAACTCTGGCATGACACTTGCCAATCGTTTGCGAGTAGCATTTAAAGACCTGGTTCCCGACACAATTTGTGGTAAATTCCCCCAAGCGGAACTGCCTCTTAAACGTCGGTTACGTTGTGTGGCCGAATATTTGATTCGTGCCGGAGAATTTGATAAGCTAAAAGATAAAAATGGAAAGCTTGTTAAAAAACGAGGAGTCCTTGGAAAACTTGTCGTTGTTTATCAGCCGCTTCCTAAACTGACTGAAGCACTTCTTAAACAAGGATTGATTCCCCATGAGCCGCCGAGAGAAATTAATTGCCCGAGCCCTTGACGGAAAAGTTGACGAGACCAGCGGAAAAATGCTTGATGCTGTTGTCAAGCTTGTATTGGGTGATCTGGCTACGGTCTACAACCGTTTCTGGGAAACAGAGGGGCCTGGTGTAATGTGTTTTCAACCGTCCAACCAGGACCGTTCAATGTTTTTTCTTACGCTTAAAGAGCTTCACTCTGCAGAAGAAACGTGTGAGCAAGAAAATAACGGAGATTTAGCTGAGACATTCAGACGTATCCTGGGAGCCGCACAAAAAATTAACCCAGAAGAAAAAGCTGGTTACCTTATTAACGATGATGAGGGCATTCGCTATTTGGAAATAGACTATAACCAGCAGTCTGAAAGCTGATGGGAAAACCCTTTCGCAATAAAGTTGAAGACCGTGAGCTAATTACTAATACGGACCTTGTTTGTTCAGTACATTCTCTTATGGGAAACATTGACCTAGATCCAGCTAGTTCAAAAGTTGCAAATGAATTTGTTGGTGCCGATAAAATCTATACACCACAGGATGACGGATTAAACGTCCAAGAGTGGGCAGGAAAAGTGTATCTGTTTCCACCAAGTGGGGCTTATTTTTTTAACAAAGAGTTAGATAAATGGAAACTTACGCGTGCATCATCACCCTCGCTAATCTCTTCTCATTCTGTTTGGTTTAAAAAACTTTACAAACTATGGGTAGCAGATGTGGTAACCGAAGCCGTGTACTTTACAAACTGTACAGACATGCTTCGTTATGACCAGCGAATTTTTGACTTTCCCATTTGTTTTCTAAAGACTCCTCCTATTCTTAAAATGAATTCAAGTGAAGGCATGGACACCCATAAAACTGGCACATGTTTTGTCGTGTACTTGCAACCCAAACAAAACACTGGCTACGCAACCGAAAGATTTATCAATATTTACGGAGAAAAAGGCCGAGTCGTTTGCTAGTCTTGTAAACTAAAGACAAACGGAATTAACAATGACCATCCTTTGCGACCGCGAAATCAAAGCACTGGCGTTACAAAAAGAAATGATTAGTCCTTTCCAGGATAAGCTAATCAGTGAAGTAGATGGACGTCGCGTTTTAAGCTATGGCCTCAGCTCATATGGATATGACATTCGCTTATCACCTAAGCAATGTTTAATTTTTGGACGTATTCAAAAAGGTGATTGTGATCCTAAAGATTTTGATACAGATATCCTGACAAATGCAGAGTTACTGGAAGACGAGAAAGGCCAATATTTTATTTTGCCGCCATATGGATACTGCCTTGGTATCGCTCAAGAACGCATTAAACTTCCAAGGGATGTTACTGTTGTTGCCGTAGGTAAATCAACATATGCACGATCAGGAATCTTGGTAAATATTACACCAGCCGAAGCTGAGTGGGAAGGCTACCTTACGTTAGAAATAAGCAATTGCACTGGTTTGTTCAATCGTATTTACGCTGACGAAGGCATTACACAACTTTTGTTTTATCGTGGATACCCCTGCGAGGTATCCTATCAAGATCGAAAGGGTAAATATCAAGACCAAAAGAAAGAAATTGTATTTTCCAAACCATGACTAAAGTTTCTTTTAATGATCTCCAAGAACGGCTTAATGCTTTAGAGATTATTTATGAAAATGTTATTGAGCTAGATAATAATGAGCTGAGCGATAAATTAATGTGTTATCGTTCAGACAATATTCAGTGGGTATTAAACATGCTTGAAGAACCTTTTAGGCAAATCTTAGAAGCATTAGAAACAGAAGAAGCAAACTATCAATAGGTTTAAAAACCCTTAAAAGTACCAGAAGATCCGCCTGGTTTTTGTGCATAGTTTGTGCTGCCTGTAACACCAATCTTGTCTCCTAAGGTTGGCACATTTGTTCCTTTAATATTTGCTTCTGTACGAGGAGTTTTTCCTCTAATGCCAGGCTCATCATGCAGTGCGGCTTGCCTAAATCTTCCAGAAGCCCTAGCAGCTGCTAAGAATTTTTGCGCTCTAGCTTCTCCTACTTCGTTGCTAGTGTTGGCTTTTTCTGCTGTTTGTTTTTCAGATTTATCAAGGTTTCTGGTGTCAACTGTATAAGCACTACCTGGGCGTAAATCATCGGTAGCTGCTGCAGAAGATCCACCATGAGAAGTGGGGTCATAGCTTTGTTTTACAAAAGCTTTACCACCTTTAAAGTTTTGTTCTGAGGCGTTAAATTTTCCCATGATAATATTTTAATTGATAGAACCTATGCATCAAATATTGCAATGTACGCCACTGATCCGGACGATTTTTTAAATCAATTCATTACTAGTGATGATGAACTGCAAAAACGAATGGCGTGCTGTTGTGATTTTGGTGCGCCCTTGGCCACCGCAAAGGCTGACGTTCCGCTGTATGATCAATATAACCGTGGTTTAACACTATGTCAGGACGACAATCCCAGAACGAATTTAGCGTTGGAGGGCAAGAGGCCCGGCGTGACTGGTTCTATTCCGTCGATGGAGGAAGCGGGGCAGTATCCGGGTACTATTCCGACAGGGAAAAAATTAATGGTGAACTTGAATCCAACGTATCGTTAGGATGCGTTGAGGGAATTTGCCCAGTACCCTGGGCAGTAACAGATCATTTGTCTGTGGCTCCAAAGGGGGATCCAGTGAACCATCCTGAGCATTACACAGCAGGCAAGGTGGAAGTCATTGACATCTTAGAGCAGGCAGTAGAGGACGCCCCTGACCCAATCTCTGGCGGCTTGCTGTGGCAAACCCTTAAATATCTATTACGTATTTGGTATAAAGGCAATATGCTCCAGGACGCAAAAAAAGCGCGTTGGTATCTTAATCGTTTAATTGATCACCTAGAGCGCAACTACGTTTAAAAAGGAGCCACCAAGTCTTCGCCGTCGTCATCTTCTTCCATACAGGCGACGGCAAGATCATCTAGCTCCAAGTCGGTTGGAACGTCAAATTGAAGAAAAATATTTTCCTTATCAAGGATGGTTTTAATAGCTTCCCATTCCATCAACCTGCGATAGTACAGGTTGAGAAGAGCGCTACGCAGTTCATCCCATGTCATCTCTTCAGCTGCAAGCTCAGCTTTACGCATGGAAAATTGCAACTCCAAAGGAAGCTCAAATTCCCTGGGTTCAACAGAGTCTTCCATCTGAGTCGGCAAGCTTTTGTAATTGTATTCTAGAGCCGGTCTTCTTGTCCATCGTTTGAAAACTGAAAAAAATAATCCAGAGATTTGTCCGCCATTGGAACCAGGGGGCCGTTAATGGAAAAGTTGTTTGCAAATTCTGCAAGAACATAAGGATTAATTTTTTGTTCTAGTTTTCGGATCGCGTTTGTTTGTTCAGTAGATGCGGCATAGCCCCTGAAAGCTGTTAGCAACAAATCTTCACATTTTTTAATGGGTTGTTTTATTTCGGTCAGGAATAGTCCGCTCTCTTCCCTGCGTCGTTCCAGGAGGTTACCAATTACCTGGTGTTCTTGATCAAAAATCCATTCAGAAAATTCTTCTGTTACACCTTCCCAATCTTCTATATCAATACAATCAATTAATGAGCTATAAAGAAATGGCTTCCAACCAACTGAATGAACAAAAGAAATTAACGCTTGCTTCATATGTTCATCTAAACGTAAATTCAATTTGTTTATTTCTTGTTCAATAATATTTACTTCGTGCAAAAGATAATCCAATGCTTTTTGCTTGGTGCAATAGTGACCAAGCTTTACAGGTGCGCCGTCTGGATAGAATTGTGTTCCAAAACCAAGCGTGTAGGGAGATTCTCCTGTTTCTGGATCAGCATAGGCTTTTTCATTAAAGCCTTCGTACTTACAGATTAACTCCAGAGCAGGAGAAAAGTTTTCCATGGGAGCACAATATGTACTCCCATCATACACATCTTAACTGTAGATGTTAGCCTTGACCACGGCTTTTTTTGCGTCCATGGGAAGGCTTAGAGTGCTGGCCGTTTCCTTGGCGTGTCTTTTTGGGTTTGGACTCAATCTTGTTTGCATCAACTTTAGTTTTGGCCATGGGTCAGAGACGAACAGCTTGTATCCTACCAGAGATCGTTGCACGCCCAGTAACGTGGGGTGTTTTTGTCCATGGGCTTGTCGCACCCCATGCGTGATCGGAAGTTAGCACGACGGTCCTTGTCGTGGTGTTGCGTGTAGTCCTCGTATCCCCTGGCGCCGTAACGAAGTATCTTCTCTTCTCCGTTGTGACAAGACTTGACAACTTTCTTGTGTTTGTCCCCAGGCGGTGCTTTCTGTGGGACGTTGCATTTCATCTGGTCTTTTTGATATCTGTGTGCAGCACCAGCAGCTTTTTTATGTTGTTCAGACATTAGAAACTATTCCAGGACGAAAAGTCAGCAAATGAACTACTCTTGGAGCTACCTGCAAGACTGGGGAAAAAATTTCCTATTGAATTAATTTTACTACTAGTACTTGCTTTAATTGTTCCAAAGGGATTGGAACTGTCTGAAAATGAATCTTCTGTATTGGCAAAGGGATCACCAATGCCAAATTCATCCGAACTGGAAGACTTACTCCCTTGAGTTGTAAATGTTGCAAAATAATTAGAATCGTCAGCAAAAGGATTACCAATTCCAACTTCATCTGAACTAGTGTCACCAAAATAAGATGAAAGATTTCCTGATGTTGTTACGCCAGATGTTGTTGTATTTGTACCAGCAAAAGACAAAGCCTCGGTCAAGCTAGTATCCCCAAACAAGGATGCCATGCTTGATAATTGAGCCATTGCATCACCAGATGTTGAGACGCCTAAAAATTTCTGTGCCCCTCCAGGGGAATATGCTGCGTTGAGAAGATTAATATCTTCTTTGCTAGAACCAGGCATAAAATCAGAATAAAACTGATCTTCATTACCGTTGTATCCAGCCTTCTTAAAAATTGCATATACACCACTTGCAGCAGTAGTTATCCCACTGGGTTCAGTTTCTCGTTGAATATATTCAACGCCAAGGTTTGACTGTGTAGGAGTTTCTGTTTTACTTATTAGATCTCCAATTTTTTTCTTAATTGTTGTGGTTGAATCTTGGCTTAATGCAGAAGTTAATTCGTTTTTAATTTCAGTCAACGAAGCGTTTGCATCTAGCCCATAAGAAGAAAGTAATTTTTGCCACTGTGGGTTATCTTTTTGCAAGTTAACTGCCTGCAAAATTTGATCAACGTAATCAGCAGGCTTGACAAACTGACCAAAGACTGAACCAATTTTATTTGCTTTATCTATTAAGTATGGAGTCAAGACTTGTGAGATATAGAGTTTGGCAATCTGAGGCGCATAAACATCTGGTGCCGCATCAAAAGATTGAATGACTGCATTGCCACTAGCATCTTTTATAATGTTTCCCTTGGAATCTTTTTCGGGTGCGTTTTGTCCTACTAATTGATAATGTAATTTTGCAAAGCTATTTTTATCGTTAACATCTAAGCCATATCGGTATGCTTGCTGGGTCCAATTAACTGGATTACCATACTCATCTGTAGTTGTTTTTCCTTGCTTTGCGGCTTCCCAATCAGCATTTACTTTTGCTGATTGATTTAACGCCTTAACACCTGCTGCCGTATTAGCGTAATCTCCAAATGCCGAGCCAGGGAGCATCGGATTATTTGGATCACCAATGCCATTGGTTTTTAAATATTGGTTTGGATCAAAATAATATTCTCCATTAAATTTGCTATCACCTAATTTTTGAAGATTTGTGTACCACTGAGTAACACTTGTTTGGGCCGCCAGCTTAAGGGCGTCCATTCGGTCTTGAGTTTGGAAAGGGTTTTGTGTATTTTTTGTAACATCAATATAATCTTGAAATTCAGAAATTGATTGTGATGTATCAAAACGAGGTTTTAAATATTGACTGAAAAAGTCTTTAGCAAATTGCGCATCTTTGTCCATCCGTTTATCGGGGACAATATAATCAACAGGTCTTTTGTCATAAATTGTTTTTGCATTTACATCATTTGGATTTGCTTGAAGTTTGTTATACGCATCATCATATTTAACCCAGCTTGCAAGCGTTTGAGAATCTACGTAGCCAGCAGTTTTTAATTGTGTTTCATAATTTAACCAAGTTGATTGAGTTGTTTTTCTGTTGTTAACAGAAACATAGTCCGTAGGTACTTCAGAAACAATTGCCTTAGCTAAAAAATCATTTGGATTAGTTTTTAAAGTTGCATACGCATCATCATATTTTTTCCAACCAGTAATAACTGAGGGGTCAACAAAACCATTCGCTTTGGTGCGAAGGAGTGGAGGGATATAATCATTTGGAATGTCAATGTTGCCAGCATATTTTTTTTCAATTTGATTATTAAACCAATCTTGCCAATTATAAATTAATCCGTTTTTTGTTCCGTAAATATTATCTAATCCAAGATCCAGTTTAAATGGTTGTTTAGAGCTAAACTTTTGACCCG